GATAAAAAGATTCTCTGCGTGCTGATCAAACCCTGTGTTTCTGGCGATACCCATTACATCGCCAATCGTTAAGTCTTTCACTTCAATACCTCCTTAATGTGATCAGGAAGCTTGGGCAGTGGCGCCCCGAACCAAATAAATAGTCACCAGCCAGAGGGGGATAGTCACCACCCCCTGGAGACTATCCCCCCCGAACTGGCCGCACGAATCCCCCCCGCTGGAAGCAGACCCCGCCGGGATTCAGCAACAATATCTTCACGCCTAGTGGCGGCGGGTCACCTTCGGGCGTGCGCCAGGTAGCTTCACCCGCGAGGTAGTCTTTCATGCTGACGCGCAGGTGCTCAACAGGCTCACCCATGACCAGCGGCGCAGACGCATCCGGTGGAGTGCCGATGCCAACGTTTCCGTCGCCGTGGTAGGTAAGATAAACCCGTGGGTATGTGTTCATGTGTTTCCCCTTGCTCGTATGGCGGCGGCACATTCCTTCACGCCGTACAGATTCGCTCTTTCACGATCCTCGCACACCTTCGCACACGCCTCACGCTCGGACTCGCGAACTTGCCACTCCAACTCGACCAGCAAGTCTTCAATGGTGTCGCCGTGGCCTGTGGTGTAGCCGGAACCGATATGCCAGCGGGCAACCTTCTCACGCTCGGCAGCAGCAACAAGGGCAGCAAAGCGCATTACAGAATTCAATGGCTTTTCATCAGACCCGTAAGCTAGTTGAGCCTCACGCGCTAGTTTGATAATGTCTTCTCTAGTCATCACGCCGCCCTTATTCCAAACGGGTTATGCCAAAGCATGGGTGCTTTAGGCTTACGCGGCTTAAAGGTCTTGTACTGCTCCTTAACTTCAAAATAGTTCACCATCACTTTTTTCCAAGGTATGTCAACGTTTTTTATGCCCTTGGATTTGACAATCAAATCGTCTGCCGCCAATTCGGTCATGAGTTGATCAATCCTTTTGGTGGTCATATCAAACTTTGCCGCCAAATGCCAAGCATTCACAGGGTTCTTCAATCCCTTCAAATAATCAAAAATCATCTTCTTGCTTTCCGATCTAAGCATTTTTCGCTTTGCCATTTCTACCCCTCTCGATTAAACAACCGCCCTCAAGTTCCGCTTAATCGGCTTACCCCACTGCGAGTTGTAAGCCTTACCGTACAACGCCGTTCCTGCATCGCTGGCAAAGGTCAACGCCAAAGCATCAGCCATGTCAGGCGATCCAATCCCGCGCTTTCTCATCTCGTCTTTGCTCTCTAGCTTCATCTTCCCGTTGCTGTTAAACGAATAACGCGGTGAAACAAGTTCCGCCAGAAGCGACTCATCTTTAGGAATCTTGCAATCGCGCTTTTCCAACCACGCCTTCATCTTTCCCCATAACTCAGCACGCAAGTTCACATAAATCGTTCCCATGGCGGGAGACTCAGCCACGTTAATCCCACGCGCAGGCAGATTCAATTCGCGCAAGCGGTCCACAACGCCGGCCCCTAAGCCAATCGAATCGACAAGAATTTCAACGGGCCTGTCCTCTGGCTTCATGGCCTCGTATTCAGCGACCACCGCGCCCGTGGTCTGCATCAAGTCCAACCCGCGCCACTTGCGTATTTCGGTCACTGCATTACCTTTACGCTTTGCCAACGCCGTGGCGTCCGTCCCAAATCGCGCCACATCCAAACCCCACACCGTTTGCGTGTCCGTCGTTTCAACGTCACGGTGAAAAGCGCTGTCCACCAGCTCAACGCCAATCAAAGTATCGTCGTCGGTGCGCGGAAACTCACCCAACACGCGAACACGAAAAGCGTTGGATTCTTCGCCATACCTTGACGCCATATCCTTGATATAGGCGTCGCTAACCCTTTTAGAGTCATAGCAGGACACGCGACGTGTCCACCACTCATCCTTTAATCGGTTATGCGTATCAAAGAAAAACCCGCTGGACTTCGTAGGGTTCCCCAACAAAATCGTCACAGCGTTATGCCCTGACATGGAACCCGCCGCCGCCTCAAACACGGACTCAGGAATCCCCGATGCTTCATCCGCCACAAGCATCACATGGTCCGAATGCACACCTTGCAACGCTTCAGGTTGCTCGGCACGCGACGTACGGGCGGAGATGAACGACTCTTGAGGCGCCGCACGCATCTCAATGCGATCAGTCTTTACCTCCAAGCGATCACCCCAAGCATTAGGCAACTCTTTCACCCAACGCTTTAATTCGGCAAACAGGGCGTCGTACAACTGGCTCGAAGTCGGCGCAGTCACTACAATCTTTGCAGGACCGCGCGTTAGCATGTACCAAATCATCGCCCAGGAAGCCACCGTGGACTTCCCAACGCCGTGGCCGGAGCGCACGCTGATCTTGCGCTCGCCGCGGGATATAGCCTCCAAAAACTCCACTTGCCAAGGGTCAGGATCAACCCCCAACACTTCGCGCACAAACAACGGCGCGTTGGGCCTGTAGCGGCGCACCAGCTCAAGGTAACGCTTAAATATTTCGTTATTAGGCGTGTTCATAACTTGCCACCGCACGATGCACCAAGGTATGCGTCACCGCCATACCAAACTGATCCTTCACCATCTCAGCAATCTTGCGATAGCTCTTACGCTCCTGAGCCTTGTCCACCATAAACATCAAAATCGGATAGGTCGATTCATCCTGCACAAGCTTGGCGGACTTCCCATCACCATCCTTACGATAACCAAACGGTACATGACCGCCAATCCAACCACCAGCCTGCGCCTTGCTCTTTCTCCCGTCAGCCATACGCTCGGCAATCCTGCGCCGCTCAAGCCTAGCCACTGCCGCCATAAGCGTAAAGAAAAACTCAGACCAACTCGACCCATTGTTCACCGGGTCAGTGCCTAGCGCCAACACAATCATCTTCACACCTTGCGCCTTCCAAGCCTCGGCCATCGTTAACGCGTCAACCGTGTCACGAAACGCACGATCCAATTGCGTCATCACCACCACATCGCCTGGCTGCAAGACCGCCACTAAACGCGAACCCGCATCGCGCTTGGCAAGTTGCACCGACCCGCTTACACCCTCATCCGTAAACACCTCAGCCACATCCTCGCCACGGATCAACGCCAATCCCTGAATCTTCCTGATCTGCTCGGCCAGTGACGTGTTATCCACTTGCTCTTGCGTGCTGACCCTTGCATAACCATAAATCGCCATCTCGTTCCCCTGTGTTTGTTACTTGTTGCAAGCGTAACAGTGTTTCGCTCACTTGTGAAATTTTTTTTGGGGTCCGTTCGTCGGAGCGATGAAAGGTGGGTGGGGGGGCGAAGCACAAGTTGGCGGATTGCAGCGGTAACGCACAATTGCCAGGTGTGCGAAGCACAAGTTGGCGCGTGTGGAGTACCGCGGCAAAGCCGCCCCGCCAAAATCGCGCCAGGGGGGTCAAAACGATTATCAAATGAGAATTGTTCGCATTTTCGAGTCAATCGAGGATGAGAATGATTCTCGACAAACCGTCAAAACCGCATCGAACCCTACCAGATTGTCAGTTTTTCCGCGTTTGGGCGACAATTGTCGCGTTTGGTAAAGCGATCGAGACAGCGTTAATCATGCTGCAGCGCGTCAATTGTCAATGCTTCAGTCTGTTTAATCGCGGTCCAAGCCTGAGAGTCAATATTGATCGCCACTACGGGATTGCGCTGGTCGCCGTACGCTGCAGCGTTAAATTTCGCTGCCATCCACTTAAGGTAATCGCTTTGCAGCTTGGCGACGGTTGCGCTCTCATTTGTCGCCCTCATGACAATCGAGTGACCCTCTTCGACCAGCGCATGAGCGCCGCGCACGCGTGCGCGTGAGAGCGCATCGGCGCGCTCATCGCTAGCATTGACCCAAGAACTAATCCGATTTGGATTAACACCAAGATCGGCAGCGATAGATCGAATTGTTTCACCGCCAGCGACGCGCCTAGCGATCTCATCAATCCCCAAGCCTTCAATGACTGCTAACTGTCTTTTCGTTTCAGGCTTTCCCGCCATACAAAACCCTTAAATGGTTGAAATTTTCCGACTAACGGTCAATCGATCAATGCAAGCTCATGCTATTGTTTTGCTTGTCGCAATCAATCAATACGGAGCCAATACCATGCGTAAACCTAATGGATTTGTTTTTTATCGTGGATTCTCACCAATCGACCATGCACCAATTGTCGGTATCGCAGTTTTCGAGTCTAGCAACATCAAAACTGGCAACATGGTACAAACCTACATCATTAGATCCGATATCAATCCAATCACCGCCGTCAATACTGGCGATGATAAAAGCATTTGTGGCGATTGTGTACATCGTGGCAATGAAACGCAAAAGCGGACATGCTACGTTGATTATTCCAAAAGCGTTAATGCGGTTTTTAAAGCTTTCGAGCGTGGCTCATACCCTGATTTTTCGCACAATGTAAAGCTTGCAGCGCTTTGGCTCAAGGGTAGAAAAATTAGACTAGGCGCCTATGGCGACCCAGCCATGATACCGGCCGAAAATTGGCTCGATTTGCTCGAGCTTGCGAGCGATTGGACGGGATATACCCATCAATGGCGCGAACCATTTGCGCAAGCGCATCGTGAGCTGTGCATGGCAAGCGCTGATAGCATCAGCGATCGCGATATCGCGCGCGCCATGGGCTGGCGGACCTTTCGCGTTATCCCGATCGGATCAGCGCTTAAGCTTCAAAACGAAGCAATTTGCCCGGCAAGCCCTGAAGGTGGCGACAAAAAACAATGTATTACATGCGGAGCATGTGACGGAGCTTTGAAACCAAGCGCAGCATCAATCGCCATTGTTGTACACGGAAAATCAGCAAAACAATTTGCGGAGGTTTAAACCATGCAAAGCCTAATCGATTGGATAGTCGCGCTTGTTTTCGGCGTTGCGCTTGCCTGCGCAGTTTTCTTTAACCTTTAACGCCAGCATGCTAATGAAAACTTAATCAAAGCCCTTAGGGGCTTTTTTTTCGCGCGCCTACGCTCCACGTAGAGCGCCTTTTTTCGCTTTGCGCTTTAGCGTAGAGCGCCTATTGACGCCTACGCTTTACGCTTGGCGCTTGCGCGCGCTCGTCTTAACACTTTGGAGGAAAAGCCCATAGAATCGCCCACAATCGATTTTTTCAAAAGCATATAGGGTAGTAGCCACCATGCAATTTAATCGCCTACAAAGGCGCTTTCCGCGCGCCTATGGTTACACCAAAGCGCCGATCAAGCTTTGCATCGTTCGATCATGGTCGAGAATCGCTCGCCTTAGCGAATCATTCGCTAACCCGAATCGCTCGCAATCGAGAATCATTCGCATTGGACGATCACCGCTTCATCGCTTGCATCAGGCACCCCCACATATTCCCGTAGCCAAAAACATGCAAAAACCGGGAGTTTTCCGCCAAACGATTCAACCTTTTCGTTTTGACTGACTTTCCATTACCGCCAACGCGTCCTTACTCAACGCGTAAGCCTGCTCACTGCTTCCCTTGTACACCGGACCAATATCTTCTTCCGCCATCAGCGTCAACACTTCAGCACCAGGCATTGCCCGTTTAATACTCACCGCCTGCGTGAAAAATTCCTGCTGCAAGATAACCGCCACTTCGTCCATTGTCCAACAGTCACACTCAGGACGCATCTGCGCGTAGGCGTGGACAGTTGCCGGATCAGCGCAAATCGCAAACACGCTCCCGTCATCCCGCTGACCCTCCATAACACTTACCGCCAACGGTTGAGCGTTCATCGCCTTCGCTTCAGCTTCTAAGGCGTCATACGCTCTAAGCATCCCGCCACACGCTGAACGATACGCCTCAACATCTCTCGCTTTCCTGGCTTCCCTACAACGCAACAGTTGCCGCCAAAACCGTAAACGCGTTTCCTCGCTCACCAGTTCCGCCAAACGATCCAATCCCCAAACCTTATCCGCCTCACGCTTTCGCTTCATCACACTGACCGCCACACTATTCATCGCCAACACAATCGGATCATCCTCTTCAAACGGATTCTTTAACCGATCCTCTGATCCGCCATACAAACCATCTCTCACCTTCCCGCGCTTATCTTTTGCCGCCATAACCCAAATCCTTTCTCTTCACATCACACATCACACATCAAACGTCCGAAACATTTCAGCGTCCGAATGTGTGTCTTTCAGACACACACACATTTCGGACGCTATGAAATTTTGTTCGATGGCGTTTTAGGACAACTTAGGACGCATTTTCGGACGCTTAAAGGACAAAACATTTACTTCAGGACACACTAATTCGGACGCCAAAACATCACTTTCGGACATTCGGACGCTAAACATCAAAACCCTTCCTGGTTAATCGGTCTGATCCACACCAAATCGTTCCTTATGGCGGCAAACTCAAGCTCAACTAACTTGTCCTTCACTTCCTTCCAACGCTTGCGTCTATCGCTATCCTCCACATCGCTTCCAAGCCTGGCATACACCTCATCCCGCCAACGCTCCAACGTCACCACGCGATGGCGTTCTCCTTGCACGATCTGGTATTGCCCTTCCGTCTTAATGATGTGGCGTAACGCTTCCCTGCCCATCGACTGATGCTTACCCCTTCCTGCGTTGGGCTTTGCGCTCTGTGGCGGCTTATATCCAACGCCGTCAGGTAACTCACCCTCAAAGGGTTTAACCACGAGCGTGCTGGCCTGGTCATCATCAAATCCAAGGTTTAGCTTGGCGGCAGACGTTGTGGGTTCATCAAAGTTCACCGTTTCCATGGAAAAGTGAATCTCCACACCGTCCTTGCCATCCTTTTGCTTGGTCACTTTGAGCGTGCCTGACATCTGATCGATATGGCGGGTAATCTCAATCTGCGTATCCACAGCACCTAAAAAACTAGAGTGACCGCGTAAACCTAACGAAGCATCCTTGCCGCTATGGTGGACAACCAAAAGCGCTGCGCCCGTGGCTTCTTGCAGGCGTCCACAATTACTGATGAAACTGCCCATGTCCTCGGACGCGTTCTCGTTGCCACCGCCAAAGGCGCGGGCTAAGGTGTCAATGATGATCAATTTCGGACGCTGTATTTCGGACGCTCGTATGGCGGCAATCAAATCAGCAAAGTCCTGATCGGATGACCTTAAATTAACCTGTGAACGAATGACGCCAACCGGAATGTCCTTGAGTTCATACGCGTGGCGTAAACCTGAAATCCTTGTGCCAATCCCGCCATGCCCTTCACCGGCGATATATAAGACTTCACCCGCACTCGGCACTTCGTGCGCTAGCCACGAATCCCCACTGGCGATCATGGCGGCTAAGTGCAGCGCGATAAACGATTTGAACGTGCCTGGTGGCCCATAGAGCGCCATGAATCCCTTCTCCGGAACAATCCTATCCACCAACCACTTAACTGGCTCATCCTTCGCGTCACGCCACATCTCAACCCTGTAACGCTGCGCTTCCTGCGCTTCAACAACTTCGGCAAACGGTTCCTTCTCTGGCACAACGGATTCGGGTTCCGTTTCCGCTTTCTCATCAATCACTAGTCGTTGTGGCGGTACAACGTCCTCGAAGTCATCAACCACGTTAGCCTCGCCAACGCGTTTGGCGAACTCCTCAAACGTAAACCCTCGCCCGATAAACTCTTCAGCGTCATCGCCAATCGCTGACTCGTCATCGGCTAAGTCCACCACCTTGATCGCTTGCGCTACGCCAAACAAGTCCCTCACGACGCGTTTGGCGTACTTCCAGCCAGGTCTGTCGTTATCCGGCAGCACCACCACCAGTCGACCATGAAACCATGGCGTTATGGCGGCAGGCCACTCGCTCGAGCCCGCGTGCGCCGATATGGCGACCACATCGAACATGCCAACCAAAAACTCTGCGGCCTTCTCGCCCTCGGTCACAAATACCGGCGCCATGGGTCTTGCGATCATGAGCGGTAAGCCAAACGGTATCGGCGTCCAGTTGCGGATCGTTGGCACCCGCTCGCCATTGATCAGGTGATATTGGCGGTACGTCTTACCGCCACCTTCAACGTCATACCTGACCTTTTGCGCGGTGACTTCGCCATTCTCATCGATGTAATCCCATGCCATCACTTCTTTCATCGTTGGCGGCACAATCGGCCTGATGCCCGATAAAGGATCACGCGCAACTAAAGGACGATTCCAGTTCAGCGAATTGGGTAAGTGCGGCTTGATGGCGGCAAACACATCCTCCTGATCGCACCCGCCAAAGCACTTGAATAAAAACTTCTCACCGACTTGCGTAATTGCTAATGATGGATTTCGATCACCTTTGCCGTTGCCATGGCCTGGCACAGGGCAAGACGCAAGCCACCCCCTCTTGTAGCGCTTGGCGTTACCAAGCGCTGCGGCTAATAATTCTGCATTCATCTCGGCGCCGCTGGATTGCCTTGCAGCACAATGCCTTCGTGAACCGGCCCTTTGAAGTCATGGCGGACAATCGACCCTGCTGAAATCTTCACGCGGTTAGCTATTTGCTTACTTGGCAATACGTAAGACCCAATGCCCATGATCACCGATACGCCAATCACGCAATCGCCGCACACTTCAGTGTTCGGAAACATGGTTGTCCATGCGTGAATCACCGAGTCATGCCCAACCGTTGCATTGGTGTTCATGAATACAAAATCGTTGATCCAAGCGTCCGCTGTAATGATCACTTGCGGTGCTAGCACACACCCCTTACCAATGCGAGCGTATGGCGATACCGTGGCAGTGCTGTGTATGTACGTCCCCCATCGCTCTTCGTTCTTGGCGACAATGGCTTGCTTTGCATCGGGGTCCGCCACAGCTAACAGAAACTCAGCACCAGGAAACGCGCCCTCTCGGATGCTCTCCACCACGGGATACTTGGCGGCATAACGCTTATTGTTAAACGGTTGCGTTGAAACCACGCACACAATCTCGTGCGTTCCTTCTTCCTCGATGTAGCCGATCAACTCCTTAGCAAGCCCTCCTGAACCAAAGATGACGTACTGGTTTTTGCGTTTTGCCTTTTGATACATATTGTGATCGCCACTCATGTGTTCTTCTCCTTTAGCTTGGCTTCAATGGCTCGGGCAAACATTTCAAGTGTCCATGTCATGTTGTGATAATTGTGTTTTATGCTGTCAATCTCCTCATCCGTCAGCCCCACCCATTCACGCTTTGGCGGTACCGTGTACACAGGTTGCGGGCTAAACACTTTGTCCTGTGGCTTTTTGCGGAAATACACATGCCCGGTTCCGGTTGTGTGCATCCACGCCACAGGCTCTTGCTTTTCTGTTTCCAGTGCTTGGCGCAAGGCGGTGATGGCCGCGTTAATTTGGTTAAGCATTTCCTCTTCGGTCAAGGGTTGTTTGCCATCAGTTAACAGATAAATGTAGTCGCGGGCATTTTGCAGTTCGGTAAACGCAAGCTTCATAACTTCTCTGCTCATTGGTCACCCCCAAACGCGTAAATTGGAAACTTGGACAAATCTGGGTAGCTCATCTCAATATCCTCCATCACCTTTGGCGATCCATCACGATCCCAAAACTGATTCATAAGCAACAGGCCACGCGCTGCCACATCCGGCATCATGTAAAAGTTCCAGCCGATCATGTCGAAATGATCGTCGTGATACGAACACTCACGCCGCCCGCTAAAACGCGCCCGCTTGAACCACAGCATGGCGGCATAGTCATCGGTAAGAATGGCACCGCCCTTGCCAAGCTTTAAGTGCTTATAAGGCCCGGTGAACGATACGCACATATGCGAGCCTTTGATGTACATATTGGCGGTAAACGAAAGCGCAGCATCAAGCACTTTCGTCGGTGCCAGTTGATACGCGCCCTTAATCGTTCTTTTTTCTACCGGGTAAAAGTCAACCTTCGCGCCGGCATGGATCACTTCGCAAGGCACGCCCGGGTAAGTTCTTGCGGGTAGCCTAATCGTCGTTCCCGCCACACGTTCATAGGTCAGCGCCAAAAACAAAGCGTTGCAGCAGTTATCGACCGCCACACAGTATGGTGCGCCTGTGTACTCAGCAACCTTTTCTTCAAATGCTTCCGTGATTTTGTAAACGCCATCTGCCATGTTATCCCCTTAAGAGTCAAAAAATCCCGGCCTAAAAAGACCGGGTTTTGTAAGTTAGTGACTACTTAAAACTCTTCACCCTTCGCTGGCGCAGGGGCCACTGGTTCGGGCGCAGCAACGGGCGCACTGCCTGCATCATCCGCTGGCCTTGGTGCCCAACCCGTAATGCTCCACTTAGGCTTGCGCGTGTTGCCTTTGCCAACCTTCATGGCCTCGGCGCCTTGATACTCAATGATCGGCAGTTTGCCAGCATTCGCATTGCGATCCTTGGCGGCTGCGGTGTAAAGTGCTTCCAAACCCATATTCGGTCCTGCGCCATTGCTTGACCACTCAACCCATCCCATCTCGCGGCTGAAAAAACGCACAACGAATCCGCGCTTATGCGCATCGCTTGGCTTCGGTCCTTGCCTGCCTAACTCTTGATCCGGTTGCCAATCGCGCACACCGGCTTCAAGCAATAGCCAACCTGTTTGCACATTATCAATGTCAAACAACATTTTTTTAAGTTGGATTTCCTGACCTGTCTTATCGCTCCACATATTCATGGAAGGCGAAAAACGAATGTAGGGAAGTCCCGATCCACCACCTGTAAGTCCTAGCATGTCAAAGTTTCCTATTTCAAAGTGAGGTCAGATTTGGCGCTGGTTTGCGCCCAAGTGTGAGTCCACTTGATTCAGCGGTGACCTTATCCGCGAATTCCTGATAAAGATTTGGATATTTCTTTTCTAACTGCGCAGGCGTAATCGGCACTGTTTTTACAGCACCCTTATGAGCACTCAGCAATCCCGCCATCAACTCATCGCTTTGCCATTTACGCGTTGCGCGTTTCGGTATAAGCGTCCAGTCATTGAGTTGGCGTCCATCCTCCAATGCTTTCGTAATGCGCTCTTTAATCGCTTCAATCGTATGCGCTGCATCGTCCGCCACATTCATCATGGCGTTCAATTCATCTTCCGTAGCTTCATCGATTTGCTTTGGCGTTACACCGGCAAAACTTTCTACTCTGGCAATTTTTGCCGGGCACTTTGACCTGGCCGGACACCACCGGCAATGCTCGCCTTCTTTTGTTTCGGGGAACGGCGCCAACGTTTCGCGCAATGCTGGTTCTAATACATTGGCGGACCAATCAAGCAATTCAGCCTTTGTCATGAACGCCATACTGATTGGCGGGTCTTGCGTGGGCTGAATGATCGCAAGCGTCACGTTCTTGACTGTTGCCGGTGCTTTTTGCAATGCGCCTAACGCGTAAATTTTTAACTGCGGACCCTCAACATCCACCTTGATGCGACCTGTCTTAAGGTCTGCCACCACCAAATCAACATCGTTAAAGCAAACAAGATCGGCAGTGCCATACACAGCAGCGCCAGCGTAATTAGGAATACTAAGCCGTTCTTCGATAAGACAAGCAGTTTCCATGCGTTTTTCAAGTTCGCCAGCAAAGTCCGTGTAGACCTCGGCCCACGCCGCCATTTCTTCAGTAATCTCAACATCTTCAAATTCCTTCCCAACAAAAACACTTGGTGCTGAACCTGTAAGCATGACTGCTTCGGCTAACGCGTGTACCGCTGTGCCAATCTTTGCAGCCTCTTCCGCTTCGCGTGGCGGCACACCTCGTGAGAGTTTGATTGACGCTGGACATGCGATCCAACGCTCGGCTGATGATGGCGACCATTCTGAATGCTGACTCATGACTTTTTCCTCTTGTGCTTCAGTTTAAGTTTTTTACGTTTTAGCTTGCGCTCTTCGTGATGCAAGATGCGATGGCAGTTGGAGCAAACCGCAATACACTTTTTGATTTCCTCGAAGACTCTTTTGTATGCGCCTTGCGCCACGAGCTCGTTAATGTTTCGCTTTGGCGGTGTTCGATCAACGTGGTGAAAGTCAATAACCGCTTCGTGCTGTATGCCGCACCGCTCGCAATGCAGTGATGCTTTGTATGCTCGCCACTTTGCACGCAACACGCGTTTTGAGGCGATACTTTTCTTGATGGTCTTTTCGCGGTTTTGCTCGTAATGCCGCCTGGCGTAAATCTTTTGCTTCGCTGCTCTAACTTGCGGGTCTTTGTACGGCAAGCGATTTTCTCCAGTACAAAGTGTTGGACAACCCCCAAGGATCGTCTGGCTCGAACATCCTGAAGCCTGTGGCGATCAACGCGTTGGCGGACGCAACATTGTCTGTCGTGTCCGTGATTGCTTGCGTCATGCCCAGGTCTTTGGCGAACTTCAAACGCTCTCGGATCAACTTTTTTTGCAACCCACGGCCACGAAACGCTTCCAGCGTACCGGCCCTCGCAAGGTATACAGCTTCCGGTATTTTGCTTGATTGCAGCATAGCGGCAAACCCTGCTAACCGACCGTCGCAATAGGCCATCCACCACCAACCGTTTTTCGGACTTAGTACCGTGTCCAATGGCAAGCACTCTTTCTGAAGAAATCGTATGGCTTGCTCGGTGGTTTGGGACATTTCCATAACCCGCTTGATCCGAAACATGCAGCATCCTCGTGAACTCCACGATTATGCTATAAGTCTTGTGTCGTTTCAACGAAACGCTCCAGCACCCAAGTACGCATCCAAAGTGGGCGCATGGTTTGTTTGGCGTGCCGCTCTTCAAGCCATGTCGTTGTCCTTGTGATACCGCCTGGCGCAACCCAGTGATAGGGCTTGATGTAGTGCGGCACATAGGGCATACCCTCCAACATGTATACGGGCATGGGATGCAATTCTGCTTTCTTGTCGCTGTTGTTGATGTTCATTTGCCTTGCCATTTATCTAAGTAGCGCTGTGCTGATTCTTTCCACGTCGGACCCATCAAGCCTTGACTGTGATGGATGGCGGAAATCGATGACACATAAATTGATAAGCCTTTCTTTGTGAATTGGCGGCAAATATCCATGTCGTAATGATGAAACGTGAATTGCTCATCAAACCTTATATCGTTGTCATGAAACGTTTTCGAGTAAGCCGCCATAAATAAACCATCAATCAGAGACACTTGACGATTAGGCGATGCAAACACATCCCAACTTGTCAAATACTCGCCGTTGCCACGCGCTACGCAACCGGCCCATGATTGGCGATCCGATAACGTGCCTTCCATGTCCGTGATCGCCCATGATGTTTGACCTGGTGATGGCTGACAGTTACCCGCCAATCCAACCAGGTGATGATCATCAAGTGACGCACCTAGACGCATGTACCAATACCAGTCGACAATCTCAACGTCATCGTGCACAAACACGAGTAACGCCGGATCGTTCTTGGCGGCTTCAATCGCTTCGTTATAGCGTTGGCACAATCCTGCCGTGTTGTTAGTGAACAGTTGCGCCTCAATAAATGACAGATGCGCAAAGCGCTGAATCGTTACGCCTAACGGCGTTCCCGCAAAGTCTTTTCTGTTATGGCGAGTACACGCCACAATCCTTATCGGTATCATTCAATCCCCCATTGTTCTAAATAGTGTGGCCTGTGTGATTTCATCCACGGCAATGACTGCTGAAGATTCGATTGCATGTCAACGCCAATCGTCATTGATCCAACGTGGTGGATGTAGCTACGGCTAATCCAATGGCTAAAGCCAAGTGCCACAAGGTCAGCGCACATCACATCATCGCTAAACCAATTCAATGGCGGAAACGGTGCTTGCTCATACGCTAGACGCGGCAGCCATGCAAACAAAGGCGATACTACTTTGTTCTTCTTGACCGCGCCTTCGCCCTTCCACCGCATCCCAACAAACTGATCCCTATCGTCTCGCGGTATACGAATGTTTTGCGAAGGGCGCACATAGTCGGATCGCGCTGCAACGAGTCCCAACTTAGGACCACACAATTTCTTTAACGCTTCAACATCTTCCATGAGCAATCGCAACGAGTAAGGCGCAAGCACAATGTCATCGTTGGCGATGATCACACCCTCGTCATCCTTAGCCATGAAACGTTCAATCGCCCGGTTGTAGTCATCGCCAAACGTTGGCCCTTTTCCGTTCTCAATGCAAAGGTCAACTTCTGGCGCATAAGCATCAACACTTGCCGCTAAAACGTGTAACGATCCCTTGTCGGGTTTGATCGTTGACACGATCATTTTTATGCCCATTCGCCAATCCTCTTCAGGCACTCAAGTGCGCGGCGGCGAACAACGGAATCGTTAAACCTTCCATAGCTTTCTAAACCTTTGAGCGTTTCAACACAATCCGCCAAATTCTCTAACGCAATGTTCAAACGCTTTTCAAGTTCGCCAACTTCGACGTTAGCTTTTGGCGTTCGACCCTTTTTCGGTGCTATTGCCTCGAAACCAAACGTATCGTCCGCCTGATGCTCTGAGTGGGCAATCCCGGCCTTGGTTACAGTTCCCGTTGCAGCAATCGTTATTTTTTGTTCCATTACGATCCCTTTCAGGTTTGCGAGACAGTGCTCGCCATAAAGCGTTAAGTGAAAAGTTTTTAACAAAAGGCATCTTCATCGCTGCAACAAGTAGCGTGCAACCTGTCCAAGCATCAAGACACCGCCCAAGTAAAGCGAACCTAACAACAGTAACTTCGCCTGCCTGTCTCGTATGGCGTAAGCCGGCACGCGCTTGAATGTAAATACAGACTGAATCCACAATTGATCATCCGCCAAATAGTTTGGCTTTGGCGGCTCATAGGCTGATCCAATCTTTGGTCGATCAACGACAACCACGGTTTCACCATCGCGCTGGATCAGCATCACATGATCCTTTGCAAGACGGTCATGGCGTGACCACGCACCTGATCGGTCACTTGACCGCCAAGACGCTCAACATCGGTGAGTTCACCAATAAACTGCCTCGCCGTTCGCAACTTGCGATCTGAATCGGCTGCGATTTGGCGTGTATACGCCAATAGCTCTTTAAGATTTTCGATTTCCTGTGTTTTCATCATGACTCCTATTGCATCGAACCAAACAAAGCAATCAGCGCAGCGTCAGCACGTCCGTTGTCCTTGACGCGACTAAACGCTGAACTCATTTCGGGAAACATTTGCATCGCTAAAGCGCGTGCGCCTTCCTTGCCACCAGTTAACCGTACGGCGCGTTGCCATGTGAGTGGCGGCACAAAGTGATAGCGAATCTTGAGACTTGCCAGTACGCCTTCCACGTTGCCAAGCGAGCGTCCAAAGTTAAACATGGATGTCACGCCTTGACCTGGCATGGCGGACACTTGCTCAATGAAGCATTCGCACTCGTGATCAATTAAGAATGCCGCCAACTCCGTATGAAGTTCGTGCGGCGCGACAAAGCGTTTTACTGACTTGCCAACCTTACGTTCAACCGTTGGCATGTCAAACACGCTAACTAATTTTTGACCTTGAACGGCAGCAATGGCACCGCTCAATCCTGGATCAATACCGAGAATGATTTTCATGGTTTGCAATCATGCACCATCTTTACGAAATGATTAGAGCGTTTCAGACGGACGGTCAAAAAAAAGCCGCCAATGGTAGGCGGCAAACACTCTCAGGGGGAGAATGACACAGGAGGAGTCCAGGCTTTAGTTTACGCTATTGCAGCAATCCTGCAAGACGTTTCTCTTCATCTGTCATGGTGTCAGCCGTACCCATAACATCAAGCCTAAACGGTTGCTCTGGAGCGGCGGCTTGCCCTGCCAACTGGCCGAGCGCTCCGCCAACCATGGGTCTGGTAGTCGCTCGAGCAACTTCGCCTCGGGCCATGGCCTCTTGTTGCGTGGCTAGTCGCCGCATCAAGGCATCAAGACTCTGTGGTGTTAGCGGCGTTAGCAATTCGCGCCCAAGTATTTCCGCCACATCACCAACATTTCCAGCACCGCGTTGCATAGCCTGTCCAAGCAACTGTGATGCAATCGGTTGAAGATTGCCTTGGATAATGGCAGACCCGACCGCTGCGCCTGTTGGCCCGCCTTGTTCAGCCATTTCCGCGGCCAGAGGCGCTGTGCGCGATCCGGCCAGAATGCGGTTGCGCACTTCAGTAAATCGCGCCTCTTCACCAAGTTGATTGCGAAACGTGTCAAATGATTGTGCGTCAGGAAATGCCGCGCGCAATCGTCCAAGCGTTTGCGTGTTATCGAATAAGCGCGTTACATCGCGCGCGGTTCCAAATTCACGGGTAATACGATCTGCTTGTATCTTGGCGGCATCCACAACACCAGCGCGGAACATATTGCGTTCCATGTCGGTAAGCTTATTAAAGTCTGCCGCTACTTCGCGCCAATCGTTCTCAGGCATCGTAAATACTTTTCTGCCTTGATCAATGGCGTCTTTAAGTGCTGCGTCACCAGCAAACGCAGCTCGCGCATCTTTGTACTTTGGTACCAAAGTGTCTAAACGATCAAGGAATTCATTCTTTGCGTTGCGAATGATTCTTGCCTCGGTAGATGCAAACCCTTCCTTGGTTTGCTTGGCGTTGATCACATCATCTAGGCCGCGCTTAACCCAATCAAGAATCTTGACGTTCGGCAAATCTTCTAGCTCGCCATAAACAGGCAAACCATCTTCATCATAAATTGGACGCCCATTACCATCAGTCTTAAACCGATAGATTTGTGGCAATGATTCGCCTTCGTTGGAGGCCATACTTACCGCGCGAGCGTAAGCCTTCTTAAACGCAGGTCGATCCAGATAAGCCAACAATTCTTTATCGTTCAGTACGCCAACAGGTGTGTCATATGCCGCGGCATATAGCGGTGCCGCTTTGCGCTTTTGCTGTTCCGTTAAATCACGCAATAGCATGTTGGTATTTTGCAAACGCTCTTGCGCTGCTGCCGCCAAATCAGCAATAACACGATCCGATTGTGTGCGAACACGTTCTTGCAAGAACTCACCTTTCGGGCCTTTGGCGGCACCAGGGGTATTAACAGCGCCAGCGGCACGCGACAACAACGACTCGCCGCCAATATCAGCAAGCGTTGTTTGCTTGCCTGGCGTTGCCTGCATCAATCTGCGCTGCAATTCGGCTGGCGTTAATTGGTCACGCTCCATGCCCTGAATGATGAGTTGCGCCGCTTTTTGTTGCGCAGCAGCACCGCTTCTTCCTAACACGTCACGCGCCTTGCCAACGCCATAGCCTGCAAGTCCCATGGCAGGCGGTATGGCGGCACCAACACCAGCACCAAGACCAGCACCTATAGCCGCACCTTGAAGCGTATTAACTGCACCGCCTTCGGCTTGCCCTGCGCCGCCCAATGCGCCACCGGCAGCGCCCATCAGCGCACCGCGGCCAACTTGTGCGCCAATGTTTGTGCCTTGTAACGCGGTTGGCAGTGCTCTTGTAACGGCCTGTGCGCCTCGAGTTACTGCCCCGGCAAGTTGGGGAGCGCGTGCGGCAACGGCTGGCACAGCAGCGCCCATTGTTACAGCGGCGGGCAATAAAGCACCGGCTAGTTCACTACTTGCCGCGGCTACCGGGCTGCGCTTTTGGTATTCCTTGATGCCTTCGCGCACTGCTTCAACGTTGTCTTGGTATGAGCCTTTCGTAAATGCCGCTTTAACCGCAGCTTCAATCTCATCGGAAAAGCCAAACGTTAAGCCTTGCATGAAAGTGCGAAATGCGCCTGCTTCAACCTCGCCAACACCTCGACGTTGCCTCGCCATAGCGCCAAGGTAACGCGATGGCGTATAACCTTCTAAGCGCAAGTAAGCCTCCATATCTGTCTGCGGAGCGCCTTGCTCAAACATCTTGCGCATGTTGGCGGAAACCCGCTCAAGGTTCGTCATTACTTATCTCCTTGGCGTAAGATTGTATTTGTCCACAAGGCTTGGTGCACCTGGTATGGCAATGGTGCCAGATAGTGATGGATAGTTCATGCCTTGCGCTGTGTATTGCCTCTTGCGTTCTTCTTCAATGTTTCTAATTTCTCTCTCTAATCCATCAAGTTTAACTTTTATAGCTTTATCACCATCTGTTGCAAGCGGAATAAACGGTGCAAGACGCGGAACCTCGGCAACCGGAACGGTTGCGCCTGAAATATCTTTGATCAACATGCTGCCAATTCGAGCGACCGCAGCTCGTGTTTTAATTTTTTCTTCTTCTGCGGCTATATCTCTAATGCCGGACGGAATTCTTCCAATTACTGGTCCAACAGCATCAGGATTTTCTTCAACAAGTTTATAAGCATTTTGAATAGAGTTTAGGTTGGCTTGATTCTTAACAAACTCTTCCGTTACCGCAGTCGGAATGGTTTGTCCTTTACCTTTTAGCGCTTCTCCAGTAGGGCCGGAAACAACTGCTGATGGTGCCCCTGTTTTGGAAACAAAGAACATATTTCCAGAAGCGTCCGTAACAAGTTCTCGGTCGCTTTGAGCCAATCGTTGCTGACCCTGTTGAAGCTCTTGCGCACGAAGCCCAAGACCTTGCGCCTCCATAGCCAGCCGTCTGTTGGTTGATTGTTGCTGATACGCAAATTGACGCTCATTCAAATCTTGTGCGCTTAGTGCTCTTAAGTTTGTAGCCACTTCAGCGGGCGACATTTCTACATCGTAAGTGCCAACGGTCTTACCAGTGTTCTTGTCACGAATTATAATTCTGTTTCCTGTTTTGATTTGCTCTTCGTTAGGTTGTGGCGCTACATCAAGTACCTTAACGCTTCCGCGCTCTCCAACCACATAAGTAACTGGCCTTCCTCCAATACTTCCGACATTTGTGCCAGTTCCATATTTTTCAGGCTTAACATTTTCACCAATGTACTTGACCGCTTCTGCATAGGGCATTTGCGACGCAATCAATCGTTGCTCTGGCGTAAGGCTTGCAAAAGGTCTTGCAGCCTCAACGGCTTTTTCTTGCGCTCGAGCCGCGGTAACTGTTGGACCCATACCTTCAGCGCCCATGGCGGCAGCGCCAGCCTGAAACCGTTGCGCCTCCGTCGGTTGCGCTGTTAAGGCTTGGCGTAATGCCTGTTCACGAAGTTGTTGCTGTTGCATTTGTTGCAGTTGCGTATTCAGCATCAACCGCTGCAACCCTTGTTGCTGCGCAGCTTGATAGCCTTGCTGCCCAGCTTGCAATGCCCCTCCAAGCGCCTGCCCCAGGCTTACAGGCGCTCTTGACGGGCCACCGGCTTGCAGTAACGCAGCGGCGGCTTGCAGCGCCGCCTGGCGCTCAGACTGCGCGGCTAAACCGGGGGATTGCGCACGAAGTAGCTTGGCAAGTGCATCTTCTTCTTCGCCGCCGCCAAAAAGTAAACCAAATGAAGTTGCCATTATTTTTCCTTACAGCAGTCCGAGCAATCCGCCAAACAAAGCACCACCACCGGCACCCAATCCGAGTGACGGCCCAAGCGTATTGCCGGCCAATGCACCACCGAGAATGGATGAGCCAACGTTTCGATAAATGGGTGAAATCTGACTTTGTGTTTGGCTTGCAGGAATGCCCGATAACGCTGATTGCAAAATGCCTAGTTGTTGCAGCGGGTAACCTTGCTGGCGCAAGAAATCTTGGTACGCCAAATCTAAGTTGGCCTGATTCATGGCTTGTTGTGTACCGCCAGCGCTTAAAGCCTGTTGCGCTTGCTGTTGGCGGATAGCCTGTTGCGCCGCACCAAGATTAGCTAATTGTCCTGCTTGTGCTAAACGGCTTTGAATGTCTTGCGCACCAAGTTGCGCGGCTTGCGTGAATCCTTGAC